CCATGGTGGTACTTACCCAATAGATTTCTTGGAAGATGTTTCTGTAGCAACTTTGATTAGAGATCCCCTGTCAGCAAGAGCGAGTTATTTTAATTTTATATACCCAAGATATCTATATAACAGAAACGAATACAAAGATCTACCTAGCAATAGAGAAAGATTTTTATATTATTTGTTTGAAGATAAGAACTTTTTAATTCATAACAACTATCAAAGCAGATTTATTTGTAATCCTTCAGACCCAAGATCTTGGGATCCAGAGTCCTTTTATACAAAGCATAGATCAGAGATGATGAGTCATTTTTATGAAGGCAAAGGGTTTGATTGGTTTGTTGGAAATGAAAATACATCTATTGATAATGCAATTCACAATATAAATAGTTTTGAGATAGTAAATACTGTTGACAACATGGAGGCCTTTTGTGGTAAAATTAAGAACTGGTTTATACTAAACCACAGTATTGACATTAATTTTGATTTTAATACCAAGATTAATGTTGGACCGTCTAAGTTAAATGAAGAACCTGTTTCTTCTGGATACTTCGTAAATCTATTAACTCAAGATGAAAAAGATAGAGTGTTAGAGTTAAATAATATAGACCTACAGGTTTATAATTTTGTAAAAAACAAGGAGGCTACAAATGTATGAATACTATGTAAGAAAGGTAGAGAACGTAGTAGATGGAGATACCATCGACGTTCTAATTGATTTAGGGTTTGATATTTTATTTCAATCCCGTGTGAGACTGGCTGGTATTGATACCCCTGAGTCTCGTACAAAGGATCTTGCTGAAAAGGCTCTTGGTCTTGAGTCTAAGGAATACCTAAAGAAGCATCTTAAGGATGCTAAGTCTGTTGTAATTAAGACTGAAAAGATGGACTCATCTGAAAAGTATGGTCGCATTCTTGGTTGGCTATATGTTAATGGAGACACAGAATCTGTCAATGATAAGATGATTAATGATGGGTATGCTTGGGGATATATGGGTGATACAAAGGTCAAAGATTTTGATGCTTTGAAGAAGGCCAGATCAAAGTCAGGTAAGTAATGGACATCAAGAAGCAAGAACTCTTGAATCATCTATTAAACCAGGGAGCAATTCAGATGGCTGATATTGACTATGAAGGCAATGTTCTTTATAGCATTACTGATAAGTTGCAGCAGGTCCATCCAGATTTATATGCAGAACTTAAAGAGCAGTATGAGGACCACATGTTTAAACTAATTAAGAAGGGTCCTTCTACAATGAATTGGAGAATCAATGTCTGAAGCAGGGGATAGAATTGAAGAGTTGATCTTGAGCGGAGCACTTGAGGTTTCTGGTGTAGATATTGACACTGGAGAAATGCTTTACAACTTTACAGACAAACTTAAAGACATTAGTCCTGAACTATTTAAAGATATGTCTGACTATATTTCTACAGAAACTATGTCTTTATGGGCTGAGGGTTTCTTAGATATAGATGTGACTGAAACAAATCCAATGGTTAGGCTTACTCCAAAGGCTTTTGACGATGCTGAGATCAGAAAACTCAGCAAGGAAAAGCAGTACACCCTAAAAGAGATTATAAGGATAATTAGTCTACAGATGTAGTATAATTACCTTGGAGAAACTATGGAATACTTTTTGGGTTCAGTGATAACAATGGTTGCGATGTTCGTTGCGACCAAGTTGATATCTTCAGAAAAAAATGTCATAAAAGAAAACCCTTTCAGATATAGCCAAAGCCATATCCATGAGATTATTTCTCCTTTAGTGCCAAATCTAAGAGAATACAAAAAAATTATTCCACGCCAATCAAGGAACCAAGAAGAAAAGACAAATATTAAGGTTGTTATTTTTGATAACAAAGCCTATTTTGTTAGAGATGCAAAATTTTATTGTGCAGAAATGCACGGTACAGAGATAGACGGAGCCAATGCAACCCTAGTTGACACGATGGGTATGGATAAGGTACAATTAGATAAGATGCTGTTTATAATGGATCAACTTAGAGACGGGAAGAAAAATGATAGTGGGGATTCAAGGGACCAGTAGTTTTGATGACTACAAGGTTTTTCTTAGAGCCATGGCTGTTACGATGTCTTCTTTAAAGGAAGATGATCCGTACTTCTATCTCTATTCTGCAGGACCAGCCAACATTAACTTAATGGCTATGGAGTTTTCTAACCTGTCAGAACGAGGGCTAAAGGCTCGTGGTAAAAGTATTAAGTATAAGGCTGTTCCACCATCGTGGATTACAGAAAATATTTCAGATATAAACTACTTTGCTTTTTTAAGTAAGGAAAGAGAACAGGTGTCAAAACTTGTTGACGATGCAAAAACAAATAATGTCGAATACGGCATTTTTAGGTACTAGGAGATCATAATGCAAATTAAATCATTAGAGAAAATGGAAGCAATTGTTAATAACAACAAGGCTTTGATGTGGGATGGGTGGACAGTAGTTAATTCTTATCCTTCTGAGAAGGGTAGAACAGCCCCACAAGGGGCCTTCAAGGATGGCAAGTGGCACATGCAGCGTCGTTTTGTACCTTCTAAGAATGGATGGGATATACCAGACAAGTTTGTGAGTTAATATGCCAAAGCATGAATGGAAAGATGATGCTTTGTGTTTAGATTACGACACAAATATATTCTTTGAAAAGTATGAAGATGATGAACTTCTAAGACCAGCAGTAGACAAACTTTGTTCTATGTGCCCAGTGTCTAAGATGTGTTTTGCCGTTGGTGTTTCTCAAAAAGAGTGGGGAATCTGGGGTGGAGTCTACCTTGAAAGTGGACAGATATCTAAAGAGTTCTCCAAGCATAAGTCTAAGATAGACTGGGCAAACACTTGGCAAAGATTAACAACGGAGCAATAATATGGAACAATGGATGAACAACTATGCATCATATGTGCTTGCAGGCAGTGGTGTTGCAGCAATATATTTTATTGGAAGAAAGCGCATATGGGGATGGATCTGGGCTACTCTTAATGAAGCAATGTGGATATATTATGCAATAAGCACTAAGCAGTATGGTTTTATATTTGCTGCAATAGCCTATTCAATTGTTTATATTAAATCATATTTGCACTGGAAGAGAGAAGATTAATGTACACAGACTCAATGAGAAGAGCATTTAGATCATTAAGAGGACCAAAGGGTTTTCAACTACAAATAGTTGACCACGATCATTTCTTAACAGTAAAGGCAAGTGAAAAAGAGTTCATGAGCCTGTCTGGTGAAGAAAGAAAAGAGGCCGTGGAGTATATGATTCGTGCAAAGAAAGCACTAGAAGAGAATGGGGCAATCGTAATGCTGGTAAGAGAAGGTGGCAAAGAAGAATGATTGATTTAATTGCATTCTCAATAGTAATTATTTTATTCTTTATGTTAATAGTTAAGTATGTTAGGGTTAGTATAAAGTTATCTCAAACTACGATAGAACTAATTAAGGCACACATAGACAAAACCCTTATATCTGAAAAACTTGCTGAGTTGGCAGATCAGCCAAGGGGACCTTCAGATCCATCTGCAGAAGCATTCTTGAAGTTTGTTTCAGATTCTAGAGACTGGGCCTACCAGTACATTGATGAAGTCCAGCAGTCATTAGATAAGTTTATTTCTGATGTTGAGCCAGAAATACTGTACTTTGATACCTATGGAGACCTTATGGCTGCAGAGCCAAACTACAATTCTATGAAGAAAATATCAGCCTCAGTCAAAGAATTAAAGAACTTGCTGCCAGAAGACTATGGTAAAATAGATAAATGATAACCTTCAAATCATACGAAGATCTGGCATATGAGGCTTTTTATTCATGCCATGTATTAGAGTGTGAGGTTGAAGCAGAGAAACTGTATGCCACAGAAACTCAAATCAGAGATGTCTGTATAGATCATTATACAGAACTAACAAAGTAATATCCTAGGAGGAATGAAATGAATAAACAAATCAAAAACGCACTAGCGTCATACGGAAGATCAGTACTTGGAGCAGCAACAGCAATGTATGCCTCTGGTGTAACAGATCCAAAGACACTAGCATACTCACTACTTGGAGCACTAATCCCCGTAGCATTGAGAGCAGCCAATCCTAACGATCCTGCATTTGGCAAGATGCCATCTGTAGAAGAGGTAGACAGAGCAGTTAAGACTGCTAAGGTTGTTAAGAAGACCGCAAAGAAGGCTCCTGCAAAGAAGTCATCTGGCGGAGGAAAAACTCAGCAAGTAAAGTAATCTTACTATAGACTGGCAGGCTTGTTATTTGACAGGCCTGCTTTTCTATGCTATAATATTTATACCTGCCCAATAGGGGGGTAAATTAACTTATTCGCTTGAAAGGGGAATAACATGGTAATAACACATCCTAGGGATCTATTCAATGATCCTTTTTTTATTGGCTTTAACAGAGAGTTAAATCGCCTAAATACAGCACATAAAACAAACTCAC